CCTCATCCGTAACTTGATCAAAAGTCGGCGTAGAACCAACCGCATCTAGTTGGGCCTGGATGTTTGAGGTAACGCCAGAGAGGTGGTTAATCTCAGCCGGGGTGGCGGTAACGGAAACCCCACCGATCTGGAAGGTGGCTGCATTGAGCGTTGCGGCGGTTACGGTGCCGGTAAACGTAGGAGAGGCAAGGTCAGCCTTGCCAGACTGAAGGGCCTCGATCTCAGACTTCGCGGCGGCGAAGTTGTCGCGGACCGACGCAGTGGTCGGGGTTCCCGATACAGGCCAGTTTTCGTTAATCGATGATGCCATTACTTGAGCCTCACTCTCATGCCGCCAGCGTCCTTGGATTTCCGATCCTCGGAGCGCAGGAGTGCGGACTTGTACTGGTTGAACTTCTGCTCCCACTGCGCGGCGCGGGCGTCATCCTTGAGGTACACAAGGGCCTCCATGATCGTCGCGGCCAGGAGGATCTCGGGGTAGTTCTCGGTGAACCAGTTGGTGGTGTTCACAGAGGACAGGATCGGCAGGGCCTTGTAGTAGATCAGGGTCGCCGTGTAGGCCTGATCCGGGGGTGGTCCGAAGTAGAACTGCCCGCCCACGATTGCGTAGGTGTTGGGGCGATCCTCCATGCTGTAGGCGAGGACATCCCGAATAGGGGCCCCGAGTAGCTCCCAGGTATGACCGGCCTGGAGCCCAATCAGGGCCTTCACGCGCAGGAAGTCCGCAGGCAGTGCCGCGTTCTGTCCGCTGATCGTCAGGGTGGTTGCGTCCTCCATCGCATCGAGGTCGCAGGTGTAGTGGATGCGGCGCTGACCGAACTCGATGAAGTCGGGGATGCGTGACTCCAGGTCTGAGAACCCGGCGCGGTTTAACCAGTCGGAGACCGCCGTCACCATCTCGGAGTAGTTGGCGATACTCATAACTTCTTGACCGTCCGCTTGAGGTAGCGGTACTCAGGAAGGTTGAGCAGCTTCCTGGCCTTCTTCATGTCCGAGGGGTCATTCGACAGGATGTCGCACCCATGCTCGGTCTTCCACTTCATGACCACGGCCATGGGGATGTCCGCAACGTGGTGCATCATCTCGTCCCCATACCGGGAGTCGATGGTGTTGTTCTGCTGTCGCTTATTGCTCTCGATGATGTCCCCGACGTCGTGCCGGTTTCGGACAACCATCTTCTGCTCGACATCGTCCCAGTAATAGTCATGGGTAATGCCAAGGTCAGAGTTGTATTCGGTGCGGAAGTGCTTCATTGGTACTCCCAAAAAAAAGGGGCCCGAAGGCCCCGTCAGTTACGGTCTAGCTTTAAGAGACCGTGAGGTCAGCCACGATTCCGGATGCGCTCTCGTTCGCAGCGCACAGGCCGGCCTCCATGATGACCTGACGCTTCTCAGCATCACCCGTCTTCGCGATCTCCGTGTTACGCATCGGGCGCAGGGTCGCGATCTTCCAGTAGTCCATCTCAAGGACCAGGACATCACGGGCGCGGAGCCAGCGATTCGGGACAACCTTCATCGCGCCGTAGTCGCTCTCGTAGAGAGAGACGGCGTTGATGATCTTCTTGCCCTCAGTGCCGAAGTCCTTCGCGTCGGCGTTACCGGAGAATGCGTTCATGGCCCGCTTGTTAAACGGTGCCGCCATGATCACATGAGGGTTGCCGCCTGAGATGTAGCACTTGTCGATCACGTCACCCAGGAGGGCCTCAGTGAACGCGCGCTGCGTGCCGTCAGTCGGGGTGTCGCTGCCGTCACCCGTAGGATCGGCGCCCGTCGCACCACGGTTCGTGTTCGTGGCGAGCCACGTTTGAACCGATGCCGTCTCGCGGGCAACAGAGGCAGATCCCGCCGCCTTTGCGTTGGAGAGACCAACGAGGTGATGCTCAAAGTCGCGACGGATCTCCTTCGCACGCTTGAGGACCTGGTAGGCCATTTCTCGATTTCGACCCGCACGGTCCGTAGCCTCCAGCGAGCCAGAGGTCATTGCCGTCTTCTCAATGATCTCCGTGTAGTTGCCTACGCGGGTCGTTGCAGAAGCAGGCGCAAAGGTTGCGTCAGCACCTTCAACCGCAGTATCCGTAGATACCGCTGCGAGGTCATCGGTCTGCCACTCGAAGAAGGTGTTGTCCACCTCCATCGATCCGCAGTTGCTGAAGAAGGGCGTATCTTCGGGACTGATGCTGTAAATCAGATCCGAAAGCTCCTCGCGAATGCCCACCTGGTCGTAGGTGTCTGTTGATGTCGTGCTCATTGTTTTCTTCCTCTAAGAAAGGTCACAGGGTTAGCCCATGAGGAGGAGATCCACGGCAGCATCGGTGGCGGATTGTCCGCCCTTCCTGACCTGCCCCAGTTTCTCGCTCCGGGCGCGTTGTTGACGCTCCGCCTGAGTGACTGGCTTGCCGCCCTTCAGCGCACGTTTCGGAGACTTGGTCAGCTTCTTTTTCGCTGCCTTTAGCTCTCCGCTTTGTAGCTGATCGAACTGCATGGCCTTGTGCATCATTACGACCATACGATGGTCAGAGATACCTGCAGCTTCCTGCTCTGAGAGTCCCGATGCCATGGCGTACTGCTTCAGCGAAGCATTGAGCTGCTTCGCCTTCTGCGGGTCTGCCATGTCAGGGATCGCCATATTCAGCTTCTGTCTCTCGGCCTTCAGCTTCTGCTGGCGTGCCGCCTGGGCCTCCTGCTGCTGCTTCTGGACGAGGGCCTGGGCCTGCTGGTGGAGATTGTTGTAACGGGCCGAGGCCTGATCCCACAGGGCACGCTTCTCGGCGTACTCGTAGGCATCGGTCTGTGCCAGTTGATCCCAGTCCACCTTCGCAAGCTCAGCGAGCTGTGGCTCTACCACACTCATTGCCAGGTTGAGGTTCTCTGCCAGCGTCTGCCGTTCCTGCTGCCTGCTCTCCATCATCTGGACAAGCTGCTTCCGGCCTTCTGCCAGTTCTTGCGTCTTCTTGGTGTAGTCGGATTGGCGGAGATAGCCGCGCTTCAGCTCATCCAGGTTTACCTCTGTGCCGTCCTCAAGGGCGAACACAGGGTCCTGATCAGCATCGTCATCGGTATCCTCATCCGATCCTTCAGAGTCCTCATCAGTGTCCTCCTCCTCAGACTCTTCCTCGTCAGACTCGTCCCCGTCGGGCTCGTCCTCCTTGGTTTCATCCTCAGATTCAGCTTCCTCAGTAGGTTGCTCGTCCGGGTCTACGGTCGGACGCTGCGGTTCAGTCACCGCTGCCTCCTCGGCTTTTACAGTCTCCTCAGACTTTGTGACCTCTCCCTCATCGGGTGACCGCTTGGGTTCCTCCGAGGTTGAGGGGTTGCCCAGCAGGGCATCTACACCAGCGTTCATTGAGAGTCCTGTCACGTAGGGCAGGTTGTTCTCTTCGCTCATGGTTTACTCCTTCTCCAGGTCGGCATTCTTTTGCTCTACCGCACCTCTTGATTCATAGGCCCTGAGCTGGGACGGCACCATTGAGAGTGCCTGTCCAATTGCCCAGAGTCGCTCGCGCTCGATGTCATCCCCGGCGGCAGTCGATAGGAACTTGCCGGTCAGGGTTGCCATCAAATCGTCTATACAGGTCTGGAATGCCTCGTTTTCGAGGACATCCTTCGCCTGCCGTCCGAGGCTGATGAGCCTCAGTCGCTTATCAACGTCCATCCGTAGAGCTCTCCTGCGTTGCTTCGCGGTCAAGCTCTAGTCGTGCCGTTTCAGCGAGAACATCGTTCTGCTCGGCCTTCTCATCAAGGGCCTGCTTCCGCTCCTTGATTGCCAGTTCAGCCTGCTTGTTCTTGTCGGAGGATTGCGCTTTGAACTGCTCGATCTGCAGTGCCATCTGCTGGAGCTGCATCTGCATCTGCTGCATCTGCTGCTGCGCCTGCTGCATGGCCTGCTGCTGCTGTTGAGACGCCTGCTGCTTCGCCTGCGCCTCCTTCGATTGCGGATCGGTGAAGTACCGGCCCGCGCTTGCCTTGTTGAAGACCTTCACCTGATCTTCGAGGGTGTTGTAGACGTTCTTCGCAGAGACAAGGGCGTTCATCGCCGGGTTTTGGGCAAGGCTCATCTGGTTCTGGAAGACCATGTTGAGCTGCATCATCTCCTGATCGCGGGACCCGTTGCCCAGGCCGACCACCACTGAGGTGTCGATCCGGTTGCGCCACGTTGTCGGGTCAACCTCGATGTACTGATCGCGCAGGCGGAAGATGAAGAAGCCACACGCAAAGCCATGCAAGGCAACCCCGAGGTGATGAAGAAACTGATGGCCTTGGCGAAAGTGGAAGACAAGCCGCAGCAGCCTGAAGACCAAGCACCCACCGACAACACGAATGAGCCCGAAGACACGCCTGACGAAAACCAGGCGGGCGGAGAGGAAGAAGGCGGCCCAGCAGAACCCGAAGATGACAAGCCCAGCCTGGGTAACCGCACGGAGTACCGCGAGAGTGTCTTGAACGCCAAGCTGGAATCAGCCCGCGAGGCGGAACGGACAGGCAATCAGATCAATGCCTATGAGCAATATCAATGGCTTGCCACCAAAGCCGCAGCCTCCGATCAGGGGCGCGAGGCAATCCGCAAAGTGAAGCAATACGAGGACGATGAAGAATTCATGGCCCTTTACGCCAAGACCCAGGCAGAAAAGCAGGCCCGGGCAGACCTCAGCTTGGCGAAGCTTTACTTTGAGACGCAGAAGTACGATCTGGCGCGGGCGAAATGTGAAGCCGTGATCGAAGCAGCCCCCGACAGCGAGCTGGCCAAAGAGGCCACGGCTCTGTTGGAGAAGATGCCTGCTGAATAGCTTTCGCGCCGCGTGGACTTCCGACGGATATTTCGCTGGCATCACTTTTGCTGCAATCCTTGCAGAACAACGGATGAGGCCGTCAGCGCAAAGCTGATGTTGTAGCCACGCCTCGAGTGAATGAAAAACGACAAACCAAGGCACCTGAACGCGAAAGCAGTGGACTGGCGCGACGGGTGATGCAGAAAGGGTGGGCGTATGTTTGGATTCCTGATTGATATGGACGGGGTGATTTATCGCTCCAGTGAGTTGATTCCCGGTGCGCGCG